ACTGTCGGTAACAGCAGTCCAACTCGGTGTTTGGCTTGTAGATATAGTCGAGTAGTTTGGTGTTTGACTATCATCTACTAACCCCCACACGTTGACAATATTTACCACACCCGTTGCAGATACTCCCGTAACACCAATAACGGCGTCAGCAACTGCTACATCCCCAGCCGCTCCAGTGCCTTCAACACCCGTTGGGACAATCGTCTGCCCCAGAGCGATACTGACTGTAGTGACCGCTCCAGTGCCTGCAACACCCGTGGGCGATACATTTGCACCCGCTGTCGGCGTAACTGACCCAATCGCTCCCGTACCTGCGACACCCGTTGGAGATACACTAGCCCCTGCCGAGACTGTAGTTGTCGTAACCGCGCCGGTACCTGCAACACCCGTAACGGATATGATGTTGCTCGTAACGAGTGATATGCTGCCGAGAGCAGAAGTTCCAGCAACGCCCGTAACGGATACATTTGCATCCGCTGAAATTGTGACCGACCCGACTGCCCCTGTTGCAGAAACACCTGTGACAGAAACATTTGCATCTGCTGAGACGGTGACTGTTGTGACCGCTCCAGTGCCTGCAACACCCGTAACGGTAACTGGGATAGAGCCTTCGCCCCACCCAAGGTCGCCCCAAGCACCGCGTCCCCAGCCATTAACAACCGCCACATATTACTCGCTATGCGATACGAATGATCGCGTTAGACGCATCTGCTGTCGGGAACTGAATCGTAAAGTCTCCGGCAGTTGAGGTCTTATCGCCACCAAAAGCTAACGTACAAACAGCTTTATCTGATTGTGTGTCGTTGTATATAAGCGCACCGTTCGCAGTAATCGTGCTCGAACTAAATGTAAGATCAGAAAAATCGCACAAAGCTGTTGTCCCACTAGCAACCGGAGTAACGCTGGTTAGCGCCGCACCTGCCGCCGTATACCCAGTGCCGGACACTTCATTAGATGTAGTGTAAGCAGTGGTGCTTGCGTCCAAAGAAGCCGAACTTGTGTACAAAGCTAGCTTGAACGTATTGCCAGAAGTGGCAGTAAAGTTGTGCGTACCAACAAGAATTTCTTGTTTGAAGGATGTGCACATAGCCGTAGATATAGCCATTATAAACTCCTAAGTATGTCTGCCATGTCCTTATGACCTTGACGTTCTAGTTCTGCAATAAGTGTTGTCCTATCGCTCTTTATTGCTTCTTTTATGTAGTGCAAAGCCGTGGCTCTGACTGCTTCCTTGAACGCTTCCGCTTGCTGGGCTATCACAGGGTGGCAACTACCACCCACACTTACAATTCTACCTGCGGCAGCTTGTGCCCAAAACTCAGGGTCATGCCCCTTGTGTTCTGTGGTAGCAACAAAAACATTACCTACTTCTATTTGTGGGGCTTCTATAAGCATCCTATCCTACCGAACTGCGATACTGCCCAGATCGGTAAGAGTCTTCTCTTAGCTTACCGTCTCCAAGTTGTTTCAACAGAGTCATAGATTGATTAAACATCTTGTCGTACAAAGCGACCATATCAGGCTCACCCTTCAAGAAACGCAAAGCCTCTACCAAAGAGCCGTTTAACAACGCGGAATCAAAGTTCTCACTGAGCCACGGTAACGTGCTAGCCGTCACAATAGACTCTGGATAAAAGCCATAATGCAGTTCAAAGGTGTAGTTTGAATTTGGAGTTGGCCCTAGTATGAAAGCATCGTCGTTAAAGATGCCGTAGTGCTTTGGTAGCCCAGTAGTAGCTGAAACGGGGTACGCCTCACGAATAAAGTTAACATCCTTATTTAACAGGTAATGATAGTTACTACTACTATCTATTACTGCAAGGCTATATACGTATAAGAAATCAGTAGGTACAGAGAGATACTGCGTGCCTGAAGTAGCCGTACCTGTTACGTTTTTACGCAGCGATGGTATCTGGACAGCGTTGTATATGAACTGCTCAGTCTGCTGCACAAACAAAGCAAGCTGGTCACTCGTGAACGTGTTTTCACAAATGTCCTGTATGTTCGCCGTCAACTGAGCGTAAGTCATACTCATGGATTATGCCATTGGCCCTCTAGCCATTGTGCCCTTTGTAGCAGCGCCTGTACCACGAACTTTGATTCCCGTGGTTTTTACGTCTTTCATATCCGTCTTCGGAGCTTCTTTTACCGGCTTTATCGTGCTCATATTCTTCATAACGTCACCTAAGTAGTTGTTACTGTTACTGTTCCCACTTCACCTGTCGCAACCAAATTATTTGGCGTAAGTCCAAACGGGTCACGACCAACCCCCACTGGGTTGAATCCATACTGTATCTGTCTGCTGCTCCTACTGCCAGCATCACCTAAACTTCTATCAGGTCGAGGATTACGTATCGCCTGCGGATCATCTACAGGGAACTCGCCCAGTTTTAGCTGCGGATGGTCAGGATTCCAACACGTAGGACATGCCTTTAGATTAGTGTCGCTACCCTTGCGTATTAGATTCTTTAACTCACGTAATTTGTACTGAAATCCACATATATCGCATTCAGCTAGTGCACGCTTGGCAGAAGCAAACCTCCTAGACATAGTGCATTCTCGGTACAAAACGAGCCGGAGCCTTAACACGATCCTCGTCTGCGGCTAATCTAAACTGCTCTTCGTACACTTCTTTTAGCATAGGCACACGACTCATAAGCTCTGGTTCTTTCATGGCTATGTGGTACGCCAGCCCCGCAACTAGACAGGGTAAGAATCTGAAGTTCACGTCAGGAGTCTCTACTCCGCTACCTGCGTCTTGTATACGCCTCATGCGGTAATACTTAAAAACGTAGGTATCGCTTTTATCAGGCACAGGCCATACGTTTATCTTTGGATTAGCCACAAGTCTTTCTATGTAGACCTGTATCGGCCTACCTTCTGTTAACTTGTTAGGTATAGATGCGTATGTGCTGACGCTGATACGATTTATCGTAAGATCCTGTTGCGTGTACTCATCACCAGAGTTTGTGCGTATCACCTGCTCTAACAGATCAATAGTGTCCGCAGGTAAATCATATTGTGCGGTGTCTTTGACCAGATTTACCGTACCCTCGTCTATCGTCCACAGGTTAAGACCACGGTTCTGCCACTCAATAGTCATCAAGTTCATGGATCTTCGAGCAGTGCGAAGGTCATACCCTGAACGCATTTCACGGCCCGCACGTTCCCACGCTTCTTCAGCGATCTCCGTGAAGTCCATCTCAAATGCAGTTGTTCCAGAAGTAGCCATCTATTTTTTCTTCGCTGTGGTTTTCTTAGCTGCTTTCTTAACTGGTTCTTTCTTTGGCTCTGGAGCCGGTGTGGGCTGTAAATGCTCTAGCCTAGCCTTTGCCTCTTCCTCGCTCATAAGACTCGCATCTACTATGGTATACGTGCCGTCTTCGTTCTTGCTGCCAACTTGAAAAACAGGACGCCCGTCTGAAAAGTTGCCGTTTTGGAAAACTTCTAGTTTATCCATTTTTACTACCTCTTACGTATAAGGTTTTCTTCCTACGGTTGCCCATGACTGCTCCGCAACCTTTATGGTTTGCGCGTATAGGGCCACCAGCCTTTGCTGTTTTAACCTTTGCTTTAGGAGTGTTAGACACCACCGTCTTACCTTTTGCCCCAGCTTTCTTCTTTTTACGTGCTGTGGTGGCACGCTCGGACTGACTCAGTGACTGTGCCTTAGCTTTGGGTAGACAGCGATCTGGGTTCTTTTTGTCTTTCGACGTACCGCATGGCCCCTTGATCTTGCCATCGGTGCCGATACGTACCCACTGCTGTTCTCGCCACTGTTTAAGCTGACCCATTACTTTACCTTCCGCGCTCTACGTATGGCTTCTTTGCCGCGTTTAGCAATGTCTGCTTGCGTATGTTTACCTGCTGCTTTGGCTCTTTGCTCTAACACCGTAAGTATCTGTATCTTTCTAGCAAAAGGCTTATTTACCTTTTTAACTTTAGCCACCGTATCACGAGCATCTTGAGCGGTTGCATACTTTATAGACACGGTATCTCTAGGATTCTCGTCCGTATACAGCCTGCGCCCGCTACCCTTTGGCTTCTTACCTGTACCTACCTTCGGATCTTTAGCCATTACTTCTTCTTTTTCTTGCTGCCCTTTGCGTAATTAGGATCTTTGCAATACTTAGAAGCTGCCATGTTTGCGTATGCAGACGGGTAGGTATCAAACGTGCGCTTGGCCCACGCCTTACCTTTCGGGCAGATCTTACCGCCCGACTTCACCTTACCGCCTGACTTGTAGTATCTACGCATTAGTACATCTTCGCTGGACGTACGCCCTTACGAGCTATGCCAGCGCCTCTTACTTTACCGCCTTTTTTGAAATCTCTTGCCTTGGCACTACCCTTACCATTTTTTCGTTTATAAGTTTTTCGTTCTATATCAATAGTTCCCGGTTCCTCTCCAGCTACAAATTTAGCTGGCTCAACTACATAACCTCTAGTATTCCTGCCGGGGCCGATAGTATCATGCTGTCTGTTTCGTTCGCTTGTTAGCTTTCTTCTTGACCCACGCTTAGTTTTAGATACTTTCTTCTCTCGTTTTGGTTTACGAGTATTCGCACTGTATCTAGATACTTCTTTACCTATGAGATCACGCATACCTAACTCCTAACGCATCTTCGCTGGACGTACGCCTTTACGAGCGATACCGGCACCGCGAACCTTTTGCTTCTTACCGCCCGTTGCACCGCCTTTGGCTTTCATCTTACCGCCGACTTTATAGCCTTTGGTTTTCATCATGCCACCTTTGGCATAACCTTTAGATTTGACCTTACCGCCAGCCATCATCTTACCTTTACCGTCAGCGGCAAAAGCAGGAATCATCTTGCCAGTCTTAGGATCTTTTACCATTGGCATCTTGCCACCGGCTTTCATGCCCTTGGCTTTCATCTTCGACTTCATCATGCCACCCTTGGCGTAACCTTTAGCTTTCATCTTGCCGCCAGCTTTCATACCCTTGGCTTTCATCTTCGATTTCATCATGCCGCCTCTCATTGCTTTTTTGGGTGGACGTTTACCTTCACGATCCATGAAGTTTAGGTACTGACGTAGGGTCATGCCCGTCTCTTGTAACTGCTCACGGGTTACATTGGCACGCTTGTCTCGGCCTTCACCAACATTACGTCCGCCTTTACCAGTCACAGTACCGCGCAACGGGCGTGGTGGCTTCTTTGCCATTGGCTTTGCAGAAGTGTCTGCCTTTGGTGGGCGTGGTGTAGTCGTAGGAGGTGTTTGCGGCTTCGTAGGGCGTTTTGCTTTTGGGTCAGCAGCGTTAGCCAAACTAATTGCAGAAGGTCGCTTAGGCATTGGGCGGTCTTTCTTAACCTTAGCCATATTAGCTTCGCGCTCGCGTTTCATCCGATTCTGTCGCATCTGTTCTTTGTTCTCAGCGCCACCCACAGCCGTCTTACTAGGTTCACGACCTCTACGTGCCTTAGATTCACTACCCATCTGCGCGGCTATCGCACGTTGTACACGTTCTGCGTCCTTCTTTTGAGTCATAGTCATGGGCTTACGTCTTCTAACCATCGTCTTTCTCCGCATAAAGATTATCGAACACTTGATTCACGTCCAGCGTATAGTCCAGATCAGACTTGCTGTAGTGAATGTGTTGAGAAGGGCGAAAATCTGGTGCGCCTTCTCCCGTTTCAAACCAAGCGGGATGTGTCACCCGCACCCTATTGTTTGGTAGAGCTACGATGTTACCCGTCCACTCACCAGCATCCAGTAACTCCATAACATGACTCTGCTTGTGTTGTGCAGGGTCATCAGCAATCTCGTTGTTCGTATAGTCCACCGTGAACATATACTTCGCGGGGTACATTTCCCCGTCTATCTTTGCCAGCCAAGGGCATGGTGTGGCTCTATCAAGCACGTACACAGCGTGATCCCTTGAACTGCAATCCCAAGGTTGTGCTGCCCACACAGGCATAGGCTCGGGCCAATCCTCTAACGGAGTATCCCCCACCAACGCTGTAATCGGCATCCGTGCCCACATTGCACCTCCATGCACATTGGGTTCGTCTTCTTCGTCGTATGTTTCAGC